GTTCAGGTTACCGGTGTCCAGCAGCAGACGCTGGGCGGTAATCAGGGTCTCACGAGCCACCTTGAAGGTAGAAGGTTGAGTTGCGTCGCGGGAATCAGCGGGGCCAGTGTACTCACGCAGAGTCACGAGCACCTTGTCCTTGACGATGTTGCGTGCGGAAGCAGATCCAAGAGTTTGATCAGCGGTCCGCTCACGGGACTCCTTGGTACCAGGCTTACCCCAGAAGCGGTAGCGATCCAGTTGGACCGTCTGACCAGGCTGCTTGGAGAAATCGTGCACAACCACCGGCTCTACAGCCATCTCAATGATGTAGGCGGGGTGGGGACGATAAAGCTCTGCACCAAGAAGCTTCGGAAAATCATTATCAATCCACATAGGATCGTAACTCCGTAAGCTAAAAGGTTTATAAGCGGCTTCGACTTAGCCACATATATAGATATTACTGACATTGGCTATACTATATCAGTAGTACCCAAATATATTGAGGTAAATGGAATTTATTGATGATCGAGAATGGACGCCAGTTCATACATTACCTGGCTTTGAATCCTGCATTGAGTACTACGTTAATGAAAAAGGACAGATTAAAAGTACTAAAGGGCAGATCGAACGTATTCTTAAGCAACGCATTAATAAGAACGGATATGCACAGGTTAATCTGACCCAACGTATCGGACGAAAAAGCACAATTACTGTGACTATTCATAAACTAGTGGCTTTAGCTTTTCTTCCTCAACCAAAATCGATGCCAGGCAGAGCGAAAGGATGCACTCGTGTAACTCACATTGATGGATGTAAAACTAATAACTCAGTTGCCAATCTTAAATGGACTAAAATAGAAGAAAGTCCTAACTAAAAAAATGGCAGATAGTCTTGTTTTAACTGGCATTCGTCAGGTTACTAAGCACACTGGCGACGAGATGGTGCGTCTTGACTACCCGCGTGGTGGCAATACTTGGCAGATCAAACGTTGGTGGGTCCAAGGTAACGGTGCTGTCTATGAGGACTGCACAGTCTTTAAAGTGACTGGTGCTGGTGGTTCTGGATATCTTGCGTTGCTTGCTAGCCCTAGTGTCAATGTTCGTATTGACCACGATGGTAACTTTGGCTTTAATTTTTACCAGATTAATGAGTTGGCACGAGCAGCTCTATATAACGACAGCTGGGAGCTTGTTGAGCACTACGTGATGCCTCGCATCTCTGGTGGCAAAGTCATGACCGTTACGCCTGCCGATGGTGCAGCTAACCCGGGTGGCGGTGGCACGCCTGCTACAACAGTTGATTCAGCAACTGTCAGCGGTGATAACACACCCGTAGAGAACACGGCATCTGTCTATACAGTGGCAGTAACTGGTGACGCTACTCCTTACACCTACAGCTGGAGTGCAACTGGTGGTACTGTCACTTCCGGCGGTACTACGGCTTCTGCAACAATTACCTGGGGTGCAGCTGGTGCAGGTAGTGTGACTTGTTCAGTTAGCTCAACTAATGCAGACTTTGATGGCACAGGTCAATCCGATACTTTATCCGTAACTATCGCAACATAACACTGTAAGGTGGTAGCGGTGGTTATTGATTAATCTTTCTAGCAATAAAGCGGGTGTCTTCTACAGCACTCGCTGAAACTAGTTCATTGCCAATCAGTGCTTCTACGTTGTAATCCAAACGGCGAGTGTTTCGAGCGTGGAAGCCAATATAAAAGAAGTCATATAATCGTACGTACATTTTGTCGTACGGGTGTTCTTCACGCTCTGATGTATAGAGCCTGACATCTAACCAGCTATCAATATACGTGTTACCTGTTTTAAGGTTATTAAGATCGACACTAATGAATGAATCAGTAGCAGCTCTCTTCTTAAATGTGATTTGTGCAGGTTCGTACGTGTTGACGATTTCTAAATCTTTTGTTAAATCGATAACTGCTTGCTGATATAAGCTCGATGGATCAAGCTCTTCTGTACTTATCCTTGCGCATTCCCAATTAGGTTCTTCAAAACACTTGAGTGTGAAATCAAGAGGTACATCTGCATGCACTTTGACAAAATAGTTCTCTGCACCAAACAAACCAGTCGTACCTTTGTACTTCAACGTATAAGGAATAACTGTCACACGTTGATCTTCAGCACGTTGAATTGACGCACCGTTTGCAAAATTCAGCGACTTTGAAGCTGATAGGTTCTGAGGTGCTGTATTGTCACTTGCTCCATAGATACGAGTGTGTTGGAGTATCTGATCTGTAACGTCCATTTGAACAGAGCATTCTTTAACTCTATTGTATTAAAGATATTCACTCACTAAATCACCACGCTCTTTTAAAGTTTTAATTGCTTTATGCTCCAGAGTACGCACTCTGTCACGGCTCATATTTAATACTTGGCCAATGGCTGTCATTGACATAGCTTCAAACAGCTCATCACCAATGCCATACCGCATACTGATTACTGCTGCTTGCAGGTCAGGTAAATCTCGAATCATACTGTGCATATCTTCCTTGATCAAAGCTTTTTCAAGCAGCATCTCTGGAAGCTGTGTCTCATCTTCTAAAAGATCAATCAGCGCTGTGTCACGATTTTCTCCAATCTTGATTTCTAGAGATGTAGGCTGACGTGCTTTACACATTAAATCTTTGATGTCATCTACTGACAGTTCAAGGTAATCTGAGAGTTGATGGATGCTTGGCATATAACCATTCATCTGACTCAGTTCACGCTGGGCTTTCTTAAGGCGGTTGAGGTTTTCTGTAACGTGAATTGGTAACCTAATCGCCCTCGATTTTTCAGCGATTGCGCGAGTGATCCCTTGACGAATCCACCAATAAGCGTAAGTACTAAACTTATAACCACGACCCGGATCAAATTTTTCCACACCGCGAACGAGGCCAATGGTCCCCTCTTGAATAATGTCGAGGAGTTCCATATTTCGTTTAGTGTATTTCTTCGCCACAGAAACGACGAGCCGTAAGTTTGCCGTGACCATCTTGTCTTTGGCTTTCTCACCTTCACGAATCTCCCGCTTAAGTTGTTTTAATGTGATATCACTAGCGGCTGCTAACCCTTCATTATCTAGGTTAAGGGATTCTTTCTGTTCTTTGATTTCCATCAACCGCTGAACTTGACGACCCAAGAGAATTTCTTCATCGTGCTCTAGAAGTGGAATGCGTCCGATATCACGTAGATAAGCACGAACTGAATCACCTGAAATCTTTGGTTGCGACATATAATCTCTTTTGGGTATACATTAACTGTAGCCCAATATTCTAGCAGTTGTCAACACTTAACCGCGCATTCTTGCAAACCTAAGTGATTCTTTTGGAGCTTCTTGCCTGCCTTCTAATGCTTCTACTGCCATAGCTTGTGCAGCATGCTCATTGAATCCTTTGCTCTTATAGTTATCTTCGTACTGCTGATATTTCTCTACGCTACTTTCAAAGTCTTCACCGTGCGTCAGCATCTCAGCTGTCATCTGATTAGCTGCCTGGTCAGGCACGCCATCAGTCTTCAGATGCTTCCAAATAGTCTGAAATACTTCAGGGTCTTGTTTTGGAGATTCGCCAGCTAAACGCACGGTATTAGTTACTTAGACTACTACGATTGTAGTAAATCTATCAACCATAACGTCTTGCAGTTGCTACTTCTTGTCCGAGGTCTGGGTTAAGTCCTTGAGCCATTGCTTTGCCAATAGCGATGTCATTGAGGAACTTATCGCGGTCAGGACTTTGCATCACTGCATTGAGACGCATTAAAGCAGAACCAGACTGGTTTGCATACAGTGCTTCAGATGCACGAGTGGCTGCAAACTGTTGTGCTTTAACTTCTTGGTCAGATGCAGCAGAAACTTGAGAGCGGACAGCACCAGCTGCAGCTACACCAGCTTGAGGTGCTGCAGATAGTCCGTTTTGCATCATCGTTTGCTGTGCCAACCGTTCGTTATTGAAAGGCTGAGTGTTCAGCTGAGGCTTAGAAGCAGCACCAGAGTCATACAGGTTTGGACCAGGACGCACTGGGCTATTCATGCCACCAGCACTACGCATCAAAGAACTCTTAGGAAGTGTTTCCTCAGCAATCGAATAAAAACTATGCATTGTTTAATACCTTTCTATATAACTATTGTAAGGGGATATCTTTTAATAAGAATTAGGCTTATTAAACGTAAGCCCTGTTTCCTTTAATAAGTATCCCCTTGCAGTTATCAGCCTTCTTGGACAAGCATCTTGGTCTGCAGAGCACCTTGAGGTGCCTGAGCCAGGAACTTCCAAGCATTCTCAGGATTGCTATCCATCAGCTGGGAGAAGCCACCCCAGAAATCGTTGGCTTGGTTCACTTGACGACCGGGAGTAGGCATTTCCATTTCAGGACGCTGGAAGTTCTGAGGAACTCCGCCTTGCTCTTGCATTGCAATCTCTTGCTCGAACTGAGCACGGGCTTCATATTGCTCACGCTCGTACTGCTCTTGAAGAGTTTCAGTCGGGTAGGGACCTTCAGGACCGTAGAAGTCGTTGACGTAATCAGCAAGCACGTCGGGGTCAGTGAGCATCAGGTTCATTGCTGCACGCTCTTCACCAGCTGCTTCAAGCATCAGGGACTGAGACTGCACACGCTGGACTTGCTCAATCAGGGCGTCCTCTACAGCACAGGCGTACTGGTTAAGGAGAGCGGGAGCTTCAGCACCGAAGTGCTCAAGAACCTCAAGACTTTGATCGCTGATTTGACTTAGATACGCGTCGCTGACTGCTTCTTGAGCCTGCCCTTGCATTGGAGCCTGGGCGGTTGAGTAGGCTTGGGTTGAAGCTTGGGGACTGTAAGTCGGCTGCGCCGTAGGAGCCCATTGCTGCTGAGGGGCTGAAGCCCAGCTTGCTTGTTGAAGCGCCTGTGGCGTTGGTGTCTGGTACGCCGATTGTTGAACCTGGGCTGGGGAGGGGCTGCTTGTATTCAAACTTGCGGAGAGCGCCTGGAACGCTTCCTGCCACGGATTCCCCTGAGGTGCCGAAGCCTGCTGGGCCGCCGCCGGTTGGTAAGTTGGTACCTGGGGTTGTGCTACCGGGGCCGCCTGATAAGCCTGGGAGGTCGACGGTTGGCTCATCGCGGACGGGGAGGCCGAGGGCTGCGCGACGCTCGTCGGCATCGCTGAGGGCGCTGACACTGGGGCCGTCGCTGTCTGGCTTGTAACTTCCACTGTAACTTAACTCCTTACGTAAAAATTCGAGTGATCTATATAAGAATCCTGTGATATCAAGATTCGGATCAGACGCTAATGGCATATCTGGCGTCTGTGGATGTGGCAACTGATAGAGGTTGCCGAGTAATCCAATGAACTGGTTTAAAGACTGTTGTGTTTGTTGAACCATTCTGAACGGATAGCCAGAAAGCATTGCTGCCCTCTCTTCTTCCGTTTTGTCTGGGAACAAGTACTTAAGTGCTTCAATTGAATCAACACCTAATTCTTGAAGGTTACGAACAACGATGCTGTGTTGTAGCACGTCGTCGGGACTGTCTTCGAAGACTTGACCCATCCAACGCCAGCTAACTTTTGAGCTACCGTCAGGAATCAATCCAACAACTCCAATAGGCATATTGCCTGACTCAAGTGTAGCACGGATACTATCTTCTCTTTCTTTAATAAACTTCTGATGTTTCTTCTGATATTTCTCATATTCTTTCTGAAATGCTTCAGGGTCATTTGCATATTCCTCAGGTAGAGGCATAACTGGTTCTTGCAATCCAATAGCTACTGCAAACGATTTACGGAACAGCTCTTCTTCATGCATAATCATCATTGAGAAAAGACGACATAGACCGTAGTTAAACAGTGCTTTGGCTTTTTTCTCTGCTGTTGCAGCTACACGACCGTAAAGTGTTTTGATTTCATAAGCAGTGCTGGCAAGGTTAATGTCAAGGTCATCAACACCGCCGAGTGCTAAACGAATTTCGGATCTATAGTTTTTGACGTATAAGTTCTGGTCACCAGAGACACTGTCAGGTGTCATATAAGACACACGGTCTGTAGGCTCAAGGTTTGCAATCACACGCGGAACTTTAATCTGTCCGTCAATTGAACTCTTACCAAATGGTTGACTGACGCGGGTACTATGCATAGACCCACCAGTCATTGGTGCAAATCCAGCTTGTGAACTGATGGTTGGGCGGAAGGTGTTCTCATCACCGCTTTCAATCAGGTCGTGACGAGGACGGCTTGATACCAGAGTGGGGTTACCAAAGAACTTGAGGTTTTTACGGATGTTGCGGGTCAGCTCATCGTGATACAAAATCTGGTGTGCTAACCAGTCAAACTCACCATTACCAGTAGCTTCACCTGTGCAATCCATATGATTAAACACTTCGACAGCTGGAATAAAACCTAAGCTGTTAGTAAGTGTTTCTGTCATACCAGGCATATGTCCTGGCATTACTCCTGGAGTGTCGTCAAACTCAATCTTCTCGTTGGAGATTGTTTGTTCAATACGGTCTTTATAGACCTTCAATCGGATATATTTCTTTTTACCGCCACGCTGGTTAGTCTCAGCGTAGGCATCTAAACCTTTATTTTGTTTTACAGCAAAACTGTAGACAAGTACGATGCTGTCAATTTCATTCTTTTGATTGCGATAAGCACGGTAGCTATCTTTTGGGAAGAATAACAGCTGGTAGTCTTCACCTGACGGTCTGAAGTAGAAAAGACCTTGACCATCACATAAGAAGTAATCAATAATGCTATCAAGCTTCATGTCGAGCATATTATGCTCACAGACATCAGCAATAAACTGACGACGTTTACCAAAGCTATCTTGTTCTGCATAAAACTCAATACCACGACGCAGCATAAACATACGCATCTGCGCTAAATGCGAAGACACAATCATGCTGTCAACAGATAAATCCCCTCTTCGTTCTTTTGCTGCAGTGAGGATTTGTTTAAATTCTGATTGTATAGAGTTTGTCATTCCTAGCCTTCTTACCTTTAATTAGTGTAATCGACTTTTAGATTTTAATATTGTTGATGTCATCACGAGACTTGTCATACATATCTTGGAAATTCGGCTTCTCAACTCCTTTCTGAGGTTCAGGCTTCTTAAATCCAGGCAGCTCTTCACGTCCATACCGGTACATATCACCGTAAGTGTTTAGACCTTGCATCTTGCCGTATGCATTATCGACAATAGGTTGACTACGGATATGTTTATCAAGGGCAGCAACGTTTGTACTCTGGTTGGCCTTATTCATATCCATATAGCTTTGCGTTGTTGATTGTGCAAACTGCTTAGCTTTTGCACTATTAGAATCACGCATCTGGTCTGCATAATTCACGAACTGTTTTGTCGTGTTCATTGCAAAGCCTTCGTTATCTTTCTTGTTAGTCTTACTTTGCGAACGTGCGTTGTTCACATATTTATTGCCAGTATTAATTGAAAAATCTTGATTACCTTGAGTAGCGGTCTTACTTACATTAATGTAATTAGCAAGGTTCGCTGCACCGTAGGAACCAGTTGCTGCAGAGCTATCTTGTGCCTGACTCTCTCGTTGCATTTGAGTATTCCATGCATCGCCGCCTTTTAAGCCTGTACTGCCAAACAGCTTGGGACTTGAATTAATATGCTCACGTCCACCCATAGGCTGAGAAGCTTTTTTCACACCTTGCTGAAATTCTTGGCTTCCTGCCATCCGCTGCTGACTCATCGCTATTTCTATAATGCGAAACTATTCTCATTGTAGTCTAATTGTAGATTTCCTCTTCTCAATAAGCCTCCCATAGTAAGCACCATAGAATCAACTGCATCATCATGTTGCGTATGTCCGAAGTTCAATAGCTCTTCTTCTAAGACATTCCATACTCTCCATTTATTCCAGATAACTCTCTTGTGTTCATATAGACCCATCACACCTCTAAGCCTTGCAAGTTTGTCACCCTTGAAGCCTTTAACTGGTGAGCAGTGTAAGTTGTAGAGCGCTCGTTGTTCAAACATTACACGTTTAAAATCACCTTCAAATGATGTTTGATAGGCAACAGCTTCTGGCCATATCACACATGGTGACATTGTTGGGAAGTATTGACCATCATCGTTTTCTACAAGGATGTTCCAATCTGCCAACATTTCACAGAGGGTGTCCATCTTCTCAAGATTGCCCATTGTCCGTGCACGTCGTTGGTCAATCAAATAGATTTTGCCATCTTTGATGCCACCGAGTGTCATAACTGTCCAGTCATTCTTCTCACCTATACCGGCACTAAGGTCAATTCCTACACCTAAGCAGTCGTAGTCTTCTGGCACAATACCTTTACAGATAAGCTCTGGAGAGATTCCTGCATCTTCACTGCGAACAGCTGTATTGAGATACTGATAAGCAAAAGCAACACGGTCTTCATTCTTACGTTCATTGAGATATTTCATTGACCAGAACTCTGGCCAATATGAACGTTGTTTACCGTCAGGGTCTGTTATGACTGCTTTCTGGATAATTTGTTTCCAGTTGTTTTTGGGAACAAATAGTGTGGCGTGGATATCGTCAAAGTGAAAACGGGTACCCAGACAAATGGCTCGTGCACCTTGGAACATAGTGGGCGCAATAACGTTACTCCACGTCTGTTCCATCTCACGGCGAATATCCGGATTATTGATTGACGCAGCTGATTTGATAGGGTCATCGATAAGAACCAGCTGTGATCGTTTAGAGGTGATGGCTCCTTTAAGACCACCACAGGCAATAGTAAATGCTTCCTCACCCGCTGTATCGATTCCCGCAAAGTCATAATCAATACTCCAATATTCATCACTCCGTTTAATTTTTGATAGTCTTACCATTGGAAAGACTTCACGGTATTTACTGCTGGTTAAGATGCCTTTGATTGTTGCTGACTTTGCACGGCTAATGTCAACCATATATGCGATGTACAAGATACGCAGCATCTTCTTTGCAGCTGCATGTCTGCCAATCATCCAAGCAGCAAATAAGCCTAGGACTGTGCTTTTTGCAGAACCACGTGGTGCAAGGATAGCTGTGTTAGGTCCACCAATTCCCATTAAACATTCGCTGTCTTCTCCTGTACACAGCTGAGCGTGCCACTCCAACATATGCTTTGCAGGTGCTTTACCCATAAAGACACAGAAGTCTTTGAAGTCATCTCGTGCACGTAGTACTTCTTCTGAAGGTGGTTTGGTCGTTACCTTCGTTGCGGTCATTAATGCTGACCTTCTATAAGCTAATGATGCACTAGGTATTGCCATAAGTTAGACCTTTTGTCTCAGTCTAACGACGTTCTGATGCTCTCTGTGCTTGACGATTACGTGCTTTTGCTATTGCTTTACTTCTTCTTTCTTGCATCCTAGTGATTTGATGTACTGCTCTTAGATCATTCATCAGTTGTGCTGCTTCAATTTGCCGACTGTTTGTAAATGACAAATCGTTGAGTACACCTGATGGCATAGGTGGCAGGTTTCTAAGCAGCGTTCCTTCCAGCCTTAGTGTTCCTACTGTTGCATCTTGCATCACAGGCATAGGGGCTGGTACCTGAGAGAAATAACTAGGGAGTTCCTGAGGAATTTCTAAAGATGCTGTGACAGGTGCTCCGTACATTATGCGTTACTCAACTCGCTGTAAATCTTTGCCCACACTGCATTGATTGCATTGTCGATTGGTTCTGCAAACTGTGGGTCATCTTTGAAGATGGCAGTGAGTTCACGCATCACACGATCAGCACCAGCAAGGACTAATCCACGTTTATCAGTCGTGCGGTTCATTTTGTCAGACGTTTCAATATGACTACGCAGTTCTTTTTCCAATGCCGCAAGACGTTGACAACCATTGTCCGCTTTGACCTCACCTGAGGTAATTGCCATTCTAAGCTCCTGAATATCGGCGTGCAGAGCAGCAATTTCACTATTAAGTATTTCACGTCGGTTCAGCTTCTTATACTTCATTTTGACCCAACGAGCTAAATCGTTGAATGAGCCTGGGTATTGAAGGATACCGGCATATACCCAAATCTCAATAATAGAAGGAGTGACCTCAGCAAATTCTCTGAAGTCTTCACTCTCAGCAGCTGGTAGAGTGTCCAACCATTGGTCTACGTAGTTGAGGTAGACCTTACCTTGAGTAGCTTCTTTGGTAGGCATTAGAAG